AGGGCGACGGAGACATCGACAAGAACAAACACTCGCATGTGGCTGAAGCGCTACAGTATCTGATGCTGCACATTGCCTCAGCGGGTGCAGGTTCGGTACTTTCACAACGCCGTGATGTTAAAGCAGTTGCGGCTGCGGGGTGGACATGATATGCTTAGAGCACTGCACTCGCAGTTGTCACCTCCCCTAGTTGGGATTTTGCCCCCTGTGTGCTCCCCTGCCACCGGGGGCTTTCTTTTTTTCCGGTAGTGTGTATACTGGCGCAACTCTAAGGAGCAGCTATGCAATGTGGTCAAGGCAAACCGTTCACAGTAACGTCTACTAACTCTAAGATGGGTAGCGTAGCCGTCAGGTCTTATGAAAAGGGTGGTGTAGTTACAAAACCTGACCCTGATCCTAAAAGCATAGCAGGTAAAATTCAAAAGTACTCCCCAAATCAGTACGAAGCGATAAAAGAAACCGAGCAAGAAACTGAGCGGCGTGGAAAACAAGCCGTTAAAGATTTTGAGGATAAAAAATATGGTTCGGCGGCAGTTAATGTTGGGCGTGGCCTTGCATCTGCTGCGGATACGCTACTAGTTACAGGGCCAAAAGCAGCAGCACTTGCACTACGCAATAGAATTACTGACGGAAAAAAATAAATGGCCGGACTGACATTTCTTCGCGTAGTCAACAATACCGAACTTGCTCGGCAAGAACGGGAAACCACTGACCGCGCCTTACAAGAGCGTCAGAACCAATCCGTCATCCTTGGCTTAGCAGGATATTTGCGCGAGTGCTGGGATGTTGCTCAGATGGCAAAGCGCCCTCTTGAGCAAAAGATGCTGCAAGCTCTACGTCAGCGTAACGGTGAGTACGACGCAAGCAAGCTGCAACAGATTCGCACACAAGGCGGCTCTGAGATTTTTATGATGATCACAGAGGTCAAGTGTCGTGCGGCTGAGTCGTGGCTGCGAGACATCTTGTTGGATGATGGCACACCGCCGTGGGACTTAAACCCAACACCTATCCCTGATCTAAGTCCTGCGCAGTCCAAGGAAGTACAGGGCATCTTTGCAGAGCGTGTGCTCAAGATGGTTGAAGACTACGGCAAAGCACCCAACGCCAGTGAGATACGTGAGATCAAAGAGATGGTGTCGCAGGATTACCGCTTTGACGTTTTGCAACAGGCACAGATTCGTGCCGACAAGATGAAGCTCAAGATTCAGGATCAGTTTGCACAAGGCGGCTGGGGTGATGCGTTTAACGACTTCATCACTGATTTGGTTACGTTCCCCTGCGCCTTTATCAAAGGGCCAGTGGTGCGCCGCCAGCGTGTGTTGGGTTGGAAGGTAGATGCCACAGGTCGCACGGTTGTTGAGCCTACTGAACGACTTGGCCCCGAGTGCGAGCGGGTCGATCCATTTTATATATACCCTGAACCGGGGATCAGCAACATCAACGAGGGGTACTTGTTTGAGTACCATCCTTTGAGTCGGATGCAGTTGTCTGATTTGATTGGTGTTCCGGGCTACGATGACGACGCTATACGCAAAGTGCTGGAGATCGGCAACGGCATGTCGTGGATTAACTTGGATGTAGAGTTACAGAAGAACGAGGAGGAGCGTAAGTTCTACTCGTACATGAAGCCTACGACTGAGTTTGATGCACTAGAGTTTTGGGGCAAAGTCAGTGGCAAGATGCTTATCGAGTGGGGTCTGACTGAAGAAGACGTACCCGATAGCGCACGAGAGTACGATGCCAACGTCTGGATGGTGGGTAATATCGTCATCAAAGCCGTGCTGAACTACGACCCCTTAGGTGAAAAGCCGTACTGCAAGACTTCGTTTATCAAGTGTCCCGGTGCATTCTGGGGTAAGGGTATACCCGAGATTATCGAAGACCTGCAAGGCGTGTGTAACGCTGCCGCACGTGCGCTTGTCAACAACATGGGTATCAGCAGCGGCCCGCAGGTTGAAGTCAACGTAGAGCGTTTGCCGCCAAACGAAGACATTACCCAGCTTGCTCCTTGGAAAATTTGGCAGACTATCAACGATCCCGTAGGATCGAGTGCCCCCGCTATTCGGTTTACACAGCCTGACTCTCGTGCTAGTGAGCTTGTAGCTGTGTACGACAGGTTTAGCAAGTTGGCTGATGACCACTCAGGCATTCCTGCTTACGTGTATGGTGACCTCAACGTGCAAGGCGCTGGACGTACGTCGTCCGGCTTGTCCATGTTGATGGGCGCTGCCGGTAAAGGTATACGACAAGTCGTGATGCACATTGACACCGATGTGGTCAAGCCCATTGTTATGCGCCAGTTTGTGTATAACATGCGCTACGACGAAGATGAATCAATTAAAGGCGATGTTCAAGTTATTGCTAAGGGCGCAATTAACCTTGCGGTCAAGGAAACTGTTAACATTCGCCGTATCGAGTTCCTTAACGCAACCGCCAACCCCGTTGATCTTGAGATTCTCGGTAAGGATGGTAGGACAGCGATTCTTCGTGAAGTCGCTAAAGGGTTGCAGATGCCTGTGGATGAAGTTATTCCATCTCGGGAGAAGTCAGGTTATCAAACCCAGATTCAAGCTAGGGCAACGGCGGCTGCTGCACAACAGCAAGCGCAAGCCCCAGCATCTGGCGGAGAGAGTCCTGATGGATCACCCAAAGGTGGAATGGAGGCCAACACAGTGCAGAATCGTGTGAGCGGGAAGGCAGCATGATCAAGCCTGAACCGCAAGTGATCAAGGCGTTAGCCTTGTTTGTTCGACAACACCCAGATTTTCTGGAGTGGCTTGAAGGATGGCGCTTGCGCGAGCTAGATCAGTTACCGAACGCAATCAACAACACCGCAGTGTTTCAGGGGCGCTGCCAAGTGTTGGGCGAGTTGGCAAAACTCGTCAAAGAATCCCCTGCGTTGGCGGCAAAGTTATGATGAAACTCGCCGTCTTTAATCACGCACACCAATAGGAGCGTTCAACATGGCAATACCAGAGCAAATTCGTAAGCAGACCGAGGCAGTTCAGCAGTTGTATCAACAACTCAACCCGGACGACAACACAGGCGAATTAACATCCGCCGATGGCACCGTCACGCCCGTTGAGAATAGAGATAACACGCCACTTGCCGACGCTAACTCTGCATCGAACAATGCTGCTCCGTCATCCGCAAATGAGCATAAGTCGGATGATGACAACCTGCCGGAAGAAACCATTGTCCAGAAGTACAAAACACTTCAGGGTATGTACAACGCCGAAGTTCCCCGCCTGCACCAGCAGAATCGGGAGATGGCAAACCGTGTACAGCAGATGGAACAGTTGCTTGCATCGCTATCCGCACAGCAAACGAGTGCTCAGTCGCAACAGACTGTCGAAAAAATTGTTACCGACAAAGATGTTGAGGAGTATGGCGAATCGCTTGATGTGATGCGTAAGGTGTCCCGTGAGGAGTTAATCCCTATGGCACAACGCTTTGCGCAGATGGAACAGATGTTTAAGCAGATGCAAACTAACGTAGTGCCGCAGGTGCAAGCCGTAGCACAACGTCAGCAAGTATCCGCAGAGCAAGGGTTCTGGGCTGAACTGACTAGTGTTGTCCCCAACTTTCGCCAGATCAATGACAACGACGCATTTCAGTCGTGGTTATTGTCGGCTGATCCGTTGACGGGCATTACTCGCCAGACATATCTCGACGATGCGCAGCGTTCGCTTGATGCAAAACGTGTTGCTAATTTCTTCCGTGCTTGGCTAGAGTCTACTGGACAAGCCGCAGTTGCTCAATCCACTGGTCGCGCTCAAAACTCTGAATTGGAAAAACAGGTTACCCCCGGTCGTTCAAGAAATACTGGAACACCTGCAACTACTAATCAAGGTAAAATGTATTCACCGCAAGACATCCAAAAGTTTTTTAACGATGTCCGAACTGGTAAGTACAAAGGCCGAGAGCCAGAGCGTGACCGAATCGAACGCGATATTTTTGCTGCACAGCGAGAAAATCGCATCCAAGCTAATGCCTGATTAAAGGAGTTTCACCATGTCTTATCCCGTTTCCCCCGGTCGTCCCAATTACAGCGGTAACTTTATCCCTGAGATTTGGTCTGGCAAATTGATTGAAAATTTCTACGACGCCACCGTGCTCGCAGCGATCTCGAACACCGATTACGAAGGCGAGATTCGCCAGTACGGTGACACTGTAAATATCCGTACCACACCGGAGATCACCATCCGCGACTACGTAAAAGGTCAAACCTTGGTCGTAGAAAATCCTGATAAACCAAAAATTCAACTAATCATCGACAAAGGCGAGTACTTCTCCTGCGTTGAAGATGATGTGGATAAGGTTCAATCGGACATCAACTTGATGGACACTTGGTCAAAGGACGCTTCTGAGCGTATGAAGATCAAGATTGACCAGCGCGTGTTGACCGACATCCTGCCCGGTATCGTAGCTGCCAACAAGGGCGCAACCGCTGGTGAGCAATCTGCCTCATTTAATCTCGGTACAAGTGGTTCTCCACTGACCGTGACTAAGGACGGCGCTTCTAGCACCACATCTGTTGTTGATTTGCTTGTTGACCTCGGCACTGTATTGGACGAAGCTAACTCACCTGAAGCTGATCGCTTTGTGGTTATTCCTGCCAAGATGGCTGGTTTGATCAAGAAGTCTGAACTGAAAGACGCTTCGTTGACTGGCGACAGCATGTCTATCGTCCGTAATGGTCGTCTGGGTATGGTTGATCGTTTTACTATCTACGTGAGCCACAACTTGAGTGTGTCTTCAGGTAAGTACAACATCATCGCCGGTCACAAGATGGGCTTCACGTTTGCATCGCAGATGACAAATATGGAAACCATCCGCTCCGAATCAACCTTTGGCAACATTATCCGTGGCTTACAAGTCTATGGGTATAAAGTTACCAAGGGCGAAGCTTTGGCAACGGCTGTTATCAGCTTCTAAGTCTCCCCAACATACTGAAAAGGAAATTAAAATGGCTGCATATACTGACACACTCGGGTTCAATAAGGGTACTGCTGCGTACCCCGCGAACGTCACCGACATCTCTAAGTTTGAAGTAACCTTGGACTTCGCCGCAATTGCTGCTGCTCGTTCTGCTGCTAGTGCTACGGCACTGGCTGCTGCTGACACGCTGCAAATAATCTCTCTACCTGCCGGTTCTATTGTTTTGGCGGCTGGTGTGAATGTGACGACTGCTGAGACTACTAACACAACTGCTACCTTTGACCTTGGTTTTACAGGTGGTTCACCGTACGCTGCAAACGTGTACGCCAACGACGTTGCTTCCAACGCTACCGGCCTGAAAGCGGCTGATCTTGCAAATCCATCCGTTGTGGTTACTGCTGACACGATTGATCTTTTGATCAACACCGCTGTCCCAGCTAACTGCGTGATGAATGTTTTTGCTATTGTTGCCAACGCCAACTAAACCCAGTGGGGGCTTCGGCCCCTGCTCTTAAAAGGAGAAAATCATGGGTGTTTATAGTGGTATTGCACAAGACAATGTGACCATCAACAGTGGTAAAGCAGTATTGCAAACGCTGGCTGTGACTACCGGTGTTCGCATGGCTGTTACGGCGGCTGCGGCTGCGGGTTCAACTCAAGCTAACGCAACTGCATTAGCTGAAGGTTTGAATGTCGTCTCAGGGGCTGATGCAACCAAGGGCGTAGTTTTGCCTACGGCGGTTGCTGGTGCTACTGTGATTGTCAAAAGCACTACTGGTGCAGTACTAAAGATTTATCCCGCAACTGGCGGAACAATCAATGCACTTTCGGCTAACGGTGCACTTAGTATTGCTGCGTCAACTAGTGTGATGTTAGTTGCTTCGTCTACCACACAGTGGTATTCTTTGCCGCTTCTTGCGTCATAATGTAATCGGCAGGGGGCTTTGTGCTCCCTGTCCGTATAGGAGATTAGGATGCCAGTTAACCTTACGGGTTCAACAATTGCTAATACCTACGATCAACTGATTCATGTTGATGACGGCCCGACGGCTACTGAAAAGACAGTTTATAGCGGCACGGGAGTAGCAACGGCGCTAAAAATTAGCACTCTGTCTGCCTCGGTAGACAACATTCGTTTAGATGGCAACACCATCTCTACACTAGATACCAACGGAAATCTTGTACTAGCCCCTAACGGCACAGGCTCAGTTACTGCGGCTAAGGTTGCAATTACTGGCGGCACAATCGCAGGCATTAC